TCTGCTAAACTTAAGGATCCAGCAGGAAGCCTTAAGCAAGTAAGAGATGTTGTCAACAAGAAAGGTGCTAAGGCCGATGCTATGAAAGGTCTTAACTCTGGCGACGAAGTTGAAATCAAGGATGATCAAGAAGTCGTTGCTGAAGAACCAGCAGTGGAAGAAGATCAAGTAGTTGCTGAAGAAGAAACTACCGAAGAAGAGGTAGTTAATGAAGCACCTGACTATACCGAAATTAGCATCGAAGAAGATGTTAATGCTTTGGTTGCTGGCGAAGAATTGTCTGAAGAGTTCAAAGAGAAAGCGAAGACAATCCTAGAAGCAGCAGTTAAAGGTAAGGTTATCCAAATCAAGGAAGTACTCGATGCTGAGTATGAATCAAAACTCCTTGAGGAGGTAGAGGAAATCAAAGGCGCACTTAATGAGCGTGTTGATTCCTACCTAGAATATGTTGCTGACGAGTGGTTCACTGAGAATCAACTTGCAGTCGAAGGCGGTCTTAAGGAAGAACTTACAGAGTCCTTTATGACTGGTCTTAAGAGTCTTTTTGAAGAACATTATGTATCAATCCCTGAAGAAAAATATGATGTACTACAGAGTATGGTAGAAAAACTAGATGATATGGAGTCCAAACTCAATGAGCAAATTGAAAGGAATGTAACTCTGAATAAGAGACTCGCTGAGTCTTCTTCAGATGTAATTCTTGCCGACGTTTCTGAAGGTCTAGCGGCCACTCAGAAAGAGAAGCTCGCCTCACTTGCCGAAAGTGTAGAGTTTGAAAGTGAAACAGAATATCGTGAAAAGTTGGAGACGTTAAAGGAATCTTATTTCCCTACAACTAAGTCAGCTCCAGCAAATGCTAAGACCGAGACACTATCAGAGGGAGTTGCCCCTGCACCAGAATCTTATTCTAATTCAATGGCATCATACCTAAGCGCACTGTCTTCGACTAGCAAAAACTGATTTTAATATTAATCAAACGTAAATTTTACACTTTATAGGTAAACAAGCAATGTTTCAATCTGAAGCACTGCAGGAAAAGTGGGCACCACTTCTCGACCATGAAGGATCTGAAAAAATAAAAGATTCTCATCGTCGTGCGGTAACCGCAGTCCTGTTAGAAAACCAAGAAAAGTTCCTTAAGGAACACCAAGCTTTTGAAAGCGGCACTACAATGCTGACTGAGCAACCAACAAACAGTGTTGGTAATGGTGGTTACACCAGTTCAGGCGGGCAGACAGTTGCTGGTTTCGACCCCGTTCTAATCTCTTTGATTAGACGTTCAATGCCAAACTTGATCGCATATGATCTTGCTGGCGTTCAACCAATGAGTGGTCCTACTGGACTAATCTTCGCAATGCGTTCACGTTACTCTACTCAGGACGGAACAGAGACATTCTACAACGAAGTAGATACTGCATTCTCTGGTCAACCTGGTGGTGGTACAAAACTAACTGCTGGCGATACAGACGTATCTGCTGGTATGGGTACAACTTCACAAGGTGGTACAAACCCATCTGTACTTAACCCAGTTGGTGGTGCAGGTTCACAGACTTCATACAACGTTGGACAAGGTATGAGAACCGACAAGGCAGAAGCCTTGGGCGATGGTTCTACCAACGAATTCAACCAGATGGCATTCTCAATCGAGAAGGTCACTGTTACAGCGAAGTCTAGAGCACTAAAAGCTGAGTACAGTTTAGAACTAGCTCAAGATCTTAAAGCAATCCACGGATTGAATGCAGAAGCCGAGTTGGCAAACATTCTTTCTACTGAGATTCTTGCTGAGATCAACAGAGAAGTTATTCGTACTATCTACAAAACTGCTGAACAGGGTGCTGTCCAGAACGTTGCTACCGCTGGTATCTTCGACCTAGACATCGACTCAAACGGCAGATGGTCTGTTGAGAAGTTCAAAGGACTTCTATTCCAGATCGAGCGTGATGCTAACGCAATCGCACAAAGAACTCGTCGTGGAAAGGGTAACATCATCCTTTGCTCTGCTGACGTTGCTTCTGCATTGACAATGGCTGGTGTACTTGACTACACTCCTGCTCTTAATGCTAACCTTAATGTTGATGACACAGGCAATACATTTGCTGGTGTACTTCAAGGTAAGTATAGAGTATACATCGACCCATATTCTGCTAACACTCCAACAGCAGGTTCTGGAAGTGGTAATCAGTATTACGTTGTTGGTTATAAGGGTTCTTCACCTTATGACGCTGGACTGTTCTATTGCCCTTACGTTCCACTACAGATGGTTCGTGCTGTGGGTGAGAACTCCTTCCAGCCAAAAATCGGGTTTAAGACTCGCTACGGCATCGTTGCTAACCCATTTGCTGAAGGTACTACAGTTGGAGCTGGTGCTCTTACTACTAACGCTAACCGCTACTACAGACGTGTAAGTGTTAAGAACCTAATGTAAGAAGAAAGGATATATATCCTCTTACTCAAAAGACTCTCCTTCGGGAGGGTCTTTTTTTTGTTGACAAGTTAAAAAAATTAGTGTACTATATAATATACTCACAACGCATTTGCACCGTGAGTAAATCAAACGCAAAAGCAAACGATGACAAAATTAACACGAGAGGACATCTTTGGTCCTACCATCCTACCAGGTTTTAATGGAGTAGGAGAAATAAATTTAGAAGAATTTGTTAATAAATTAGATATACCAGAACTAGAAGGATATGAGTTTTCTCATTTAGGTTCATTAGACTTACAAGTAGATGTAGATGAATCTGATGAAAAATGGTTAAATGATGCTATTAGAGAAGAAGGTAATACAGATGATCGTATAGAACAGTTAGAAAATAATTATGAAATAAAGGGATATCTTACCTTACATGAACCAGGTATGGGAACTGAAACTGATCCCATTGATGGTAGAGGTAGAGCAATTGCAGGGAAACGCAGAGGTGAAAAAAAGATACCTTGGTTATACTATAAAAAAGTTTCTAAAGGTGAAAAGAATAGGATAAGTAATGGAGTTCTACAAAACTTAAAGCATGATCCTGCAACTAAAGGAACTAGAGCTGATGTTATTAAAGCAGGTGTCTATCTAATCAAATTAGGGGAACTTGAAAATAATGAAGGTTCTATTGTTTATTGGTTAAAGAAATCATTAAAAATTAATAAAGCATTTAATGAGCGTAACATTACTTTGATTGCTGATGGTATCAAGAAACAGGCAGATGCGGGAGAAGATGTAGTTCGAGTTCAAAAACGCAAACTATGGGAAGAATGGGTTTTAAAAAATCTTAATAAAAAAGTTGATGATAAAAAAGTATTTTTATTTTCTGTAGATAATGATGCATATATTTGTCGTTGTTTATGCCAAGCAGTATTGGAGGCTGCTGTTCATGGAAGATCACCTGCAGAGATTATTCTTTATACAAATAAAACTCTTCCTACAGACGCAAGAGCAAAATTAAAGAAATTTGTAAAGGATCTTGAAACATATGTTTATTCAGCATATACTTTAGTTGAAAGAGATCAGGATTGTGAATATAAAAAGAAGTTCCAAACTTTAAGACCATATACAATTCTAGGTGCTCTTCCTCAGTTTATTGTGGATCATAAAGATGCATATTATGGTAGAGTATTAGTTAAACCAGAAGATTACTAAGAGGGTTAACCACCCTCTTTTTTTTGGCTAAATACTTAAAAACTATCTTAGAAATATGGCTTGGCATATCAAAAAACCTGGTCTTCCTCTTAATGCTGGTATAGGAGATGTTTACTATACTGGTGGATTATTATGGGATCAAACCTATGCAAATAGAAAAGTGTATTCTAGTAAATCAACTGCTGATGCTAGAATAGTTAACACTGATGGCACAAATGGTGGATTTAGTGGTGCTTCTGTAGTATCAGAATAATATAATGGCAATTGCAAGTAGAAAGCCTCCTGCAGAAAGACCAGGAGTACCAATACCAAATAGAAATTTTCTGTCACCTACTGGGTTTAAGTTTGCCTTGAAGAGAAGTCCTGGTGTTGCTTTCTTTTGTAACCAAGCAAATATTCCATCATTAGATCTTGGAATAGCAGAGCAACCAACTTACTTAAAAAATATTGATGTTCCTGGTGATAAGATCCAGTTTGGAGATCTTAATTTAAGATTTCTTGTTGATGAAGATTTAATGAATTATATGGAGATTCAGAATTGGATTCGTGGATTAGGTTACCCAGAAAAAATATCCGAATTTAATGATTTGGAAAATCAATCCATATTGGGTGCGGAAACAAAGTTTGGTCAATCAGGAGATGACATATATTCCGATGCAACATTACAGATATTAAGTAACAACTTAGTTCCTCAATTCCAAGTAATTTTCAGTGACTGTTTTCCTTACAGTCTTTCAACTGTCACATTTGATGCTACTGATACGGATATTGAGTACTTTACAGCAGACGTATCTTTCAAGTATACTATATACAGAATCACAGATTTAGAAAATAAAAATTTAACATAATATGAACATTACTCTTGATACGCTTCAAGAGATGTGGGAAAAGGATTCGAAAATAGATCCAGATAATCTACATACTGAATCATTGAATATACCATCTCTTCATGCAAAATACTTTGAAATATATAATACTATCTTCTTATTGAGAAAGAAGGCAGAGCAACAAAGAAAAAATATAAGACATGAGAGGTATGAATACTTCTCAGGTAAGGCAGATCCTGATGTCTATAGAGAGAACCCTTTTCCAAAAAAGATAAGGGATAAGGATACTATGCCAAAATATTTGGATGCAGATGAGAAACTGTCCACTAGCTCCCTAAAAATCGATTATTATGATACAATGTTAGTATACATTGAAAGTATCCTAAAGGTTATTCAAAATAGAACCTTTCAGATAAAAAATGCTATTGAATTTATGAAGTTTAATTCGGGGTTAGGTTAATGTCTTTTACAGATATGAGAATTATGACTCCTCCAACACAGGGGTTTGTATTTGCAAGATTGGGTGATGATATGGTAGATCATCTATGGAAGATGATACGCAGAGCAGAAAATACTAAAGAAGAATATAAGCATCGGTTAGCAGGAAATCTCACAGCAAGTTTTGGACTTGATGATGATAATGACTTTTTCTATAAGGAAGCATGTCTTCCCTTAGTGAATGCATTTCGTCAAAGTAATAATGGATCAGATCCAGTCAGAAATTTTGTTCAGACTGATCCTATGACAACTCCATTACTTCTTACAGAGTTATGGGTGAACTATCAATACCAAACAGATTTTAACCCTTTCCATTTTCATGGTGGTGTTTATTCATTTGCTATTTGGATGAAGATACCAACAGAATGGGAAGAGCAATGTAAGTTACCACAGTTCCAAGATATTAAAAAAGATAATAGAAAAGCAGGAACATTTGAGTTCCAATATACTGATTCACTTGGTGGTATCAGAAGTATGTCATATCAATTAGGTAAAGACTTTGAGAATTGTATGTGCTTCTTCCCTGCTGCATTGATGCACGCTGTTCATCCTTTCTATGGAACTGATGAAGCAAGAGTATCTATTGCAGGAAATCTTTGGTATGATACTACAGGTAAGGGTAGATATGGTAATGCACTAGACCCACAGCAATTGGGTGACAAAGATGAATATCTCAAAACAATGGAAGCAAATATGAGTGAATATGATGGTCAAGGTAACTATGCTAAACAAGAGACAGAAAAAACATTTAAAGTAAAACCTAAGAAACCAAAGAAGACAAAAGGATCAAAAGGATTTAAAGATTTTGTTCCTAATATCAAGGGTTGACATAACTTAATAAATACCCATAGATGCATGGGTTAAGTGATTGACACAACAGCCAATGTTGTCATATCAAAGGCTAACGAAGTATTTTTAAAAGTTAATTCAGAACCTCATATTGAGTATGAATTAAGAGACCACTTTACCTTTGAGGTAGAGGGTGCAAAGTTCATGCCTCAATATCGTAATAGGAATTGGAATGGAGAGATCCACCTATTTGATTTGAGGACAAAGAAGATTTATGTTGGATTGTTGGATAAAATAATTGCGTTCTGCGAAAGACACGATTACACATATAAGTTTGAAGATAATCAATATTATGGATCTCCCTTTGAGGTAAATGATGGGATATCATATGCTGGTGTGAAAGATTATATGAGTCTATTTGCAGTCATCAACCAAGGAAATACCAAGTAGAGGGAGTATACGATGCCTTAAGACATAATAGAAAGCTATTGATATCACCCACTGCTTCAGGCAAATCTTTGATGATATATTCTCTTGTAAGATATTACGTTGACAAAGGCCAAAAAATTCTTTTAGTTGTTCCCACGACATCCCTCGTAGAACAGATGTATAAGGACTTCTTAGATTATGGTTGGGATGCTGAGTCATACTGTCACAAGATATATGCAGGGAAAGAAAAAACAAACGAATTTCCAGTTACAATTACTACTTGGCAATCAGTCTATAAACTAGAACGTTCATTTTTTGAAGATTATAATGTAGTTATAGGAGATGAAGCCCACCTATTTAAGTCGAAGTCATTAATATCTATAATGACTAAATTACATCATGCCAAGTATAGATTTGGTTTCACTGGAACATTAGACGGCACACAGACCCATAAATGGGTGTTAGAAGGACTCTTTGGACCATCATACAAAGTAACTAAAACAGAAGAATTGATGAAACAAGGACATCTTTCTCAGTTAGATATTCAATGTATTGTATTAAAACATCCTCCTCAAAAATTTGAAACTTATCATGATGAAATAGAATATTTAATTACTCATGAACAAAGAAATAATATCATTACTAATCTTGCTTTAGATCTTAAGGGTAATACTCTTATCTTATACAGTAGAGTAGAAACTCATGGAGCTATACTTTATGAAAAGATAAATAATATTACTAACACTCACCGTAAAGTATTCTTTGTTCATGGTGGTGTGGATGCTGAACAAAGAGAATCAATTAGGGAGATTACTGAAAATGAGAGGAATGCAATTATTGTTGCCAGTTATGGCACTTTCAGTACTGGCATTAATATCAAGCGGTTGCACAACGTCATCTTCGCCAGTCCCTCCAAGTCCAGAGTTAGAAATCTCCAGTCCATTGGCAGAGTTCTCAGAAAAGGTAAAGATAAAGTAAAAGCCACTCTTTATGATATTGGAGATGACTGCACTTATAATTCTAAAAGAAATTATACTCTCAATCATCTGATAGAAAGAATTAAAATTTATAATGAAGAAAATTTTAACTATGAAATAATCACTATTCAAATTAAGAAATGATGCAAGACGATTTTTATGCCACTATTAAACTTAAATCTGGTGAAGAAATATTCGCTAAGGTAGGTTATAGTGAAGAAGAAGATAGAACTTTTTTAATATTAGATTCTCCTATTACTATAGAAAAGATTAGAAAGAGAGGAGATATCTATGGATATAGAGTAGAACCTTGGCTTAGAACTAGTAAGGATGATCTTTTTATTATTAATATGGAAGATGTTATGACTCTAAGTGAATCTAAAGATATAGAAACTATAACTATGCATCAAACTTTTTCTGTCCACAATCATGATAGTTTCTTTGATCAAAAACAAAAAAAGTTAAATAGAAAGATGGGATATATATCTACTATTAAAGAAGCAAAGAAGTCTTTAGAGCAACTTTATAATAATAGCTAATACCTGACCTTGAAACCCCACAGAGGTTATTCTACTGTTATTTTGATACCTTGTCAACTATTGTGTTGAATGCTATAATTAATACATAATAGATAGTAAAGATATGACACCTGCAAGAATTATGGGTAGACGTAAAAGATCTGAACACTATGTTAATAACAAGGAGTTTCTTGCAGCTCTTATTAAACATAGAGAGGATATTGAAATAGCAGAAATTCAAGGTAAAGAGAAACCTAGAATACCCAGATACATAGGGGAATGTTTTCTTAAGATTGCTACTCATCTATCTTTCAAACCAAACTTTGTCAACTACATGTTTAAGGAGGACATGATATCTGATGGAATAGAAAATTGCGTTCAATACATACATAATTTTAATCCTGACAAATCCCAAAATCCTTTTGCTTACTTTACGCAGATCATTCATTATGCATTTCTCAGACGAATACAGAAAGAGAAAAAGCAGTTAGAAATTAAGAATAAGATTTTAGAGAAGACATATTAAACTTAA